GCTGTTCGGCGGCTTGTATCTGCTGGCTGCGGCGTTCGCCGGGCTGGCGGCGATAGGGGGCTGGCTGTGATGGCGCGTCTGATCGTCCTGACGATGTTCCTCGGCGTGGTCACTGGCGGCTTCGCCGTCAGCCTCTACACTCTTGGCTACGTGCTGGGCATGCGATGACTTGTATTTTTGGCGTGGCCGTGCCATTGGAAGTGTATGAGGCGGCGGTGCTGAAGCAGAAGCACGGAATGCCGGATTGTGGGTGTAGCTCATCGGGGCGACGTAAGTCGGAGAGCAGGGCATCCAGTCTACGGTTCAACTCCGTAGCCCACCCGGAGACAAAGGATGCCAGTCGGAGTAGCGCCCGACCCGCCTCATCTTTTCAGGTCCTAGCATGAGCGTCACGATCCAGCCCGCCACGCTGCGCGATGTCAGCTTCGTGCTGGCCAACCTGCGCCCGATGGATGACATCGAGCTGAGGTGCCAGCTGCCTGACGGAGTGAAGATGCACGAGGTGGCCTACGGGTTGCTCATGGCTAGCGACGCTTTCGCGGCGCTGGAGGATGACCAGCCGATCGCGGTGTTCGGCACGAACTTCATGACGCCGGCGTGCCGCGGCGTCTGGGCGCTCGGCACGCGACGCGCCCGGCGTGCCATCCCGGCGATAACGCGGTTCATGACCGGAGAGTATGCCGCCCAGCTTATAGCGGCCGGTGTCCTGTCGCTGGAGGCCCGATCGCACGCTGACCACGCAGCAGCTCACCGCTGGATGCACTCCACAGGTGCAGTGCGAGTAGACCCTTGTTTTCCCTACGGAAAGAACGGTGAGCCGTTCGTCGTTTTTCGCTGGACACGCGACGCGTTTCTGCGCAGAACGTAGTCGTGACCAAACCCGAGACGTCGCCATGATCGGGCTTATCGCCGCCCTCGCCTATGCCCTTGTCGCGTTCGCCGCTCTGCTCGTCGCCGCTGTCCTCTCCGGCGACACTGCGGCAGCGGTCTGCGTCGGGCTCAGCGCGGGGGCGGCGTACGCCTTTCAGATAGTCGAGGACGGGCGCACGACGCCCGACATGGCGCCCGCGCAGGTGGCGCTGTGGGCGTTTTCGCTGCTCTTCTACGGCGCCGGCGTCGCCATCATCCTTTTCAGGTGACCAGACCATGTGCTTCAAGACGCCGAAACCGCCCGCCGTCCGACCCGCCCCGCAAAAGGACGTGAACGCGTCGCTCGTGCAGGACAACATCAAGCGCGTGTCCGAGCAGCAGGGCATCTACGCCAACATCAGCACCAGCCCGCTGGGCGACAGCACCTATGGCGAGAACGCGCAGAAGCTGGCGAAGCTGGGCGGCAGATGATCGTCAAGGACCTCATTGACGAGTGGACGGCGCTGGCCAATGACCGCATGCCGTGGGAGCGGTACTGGCGCCAGATCGCCATGTACGTCCTGCCGCAGACGGAAGGCTTCGACCGGCTACTGGCGACCAACGCCGACGCGGCCATCAGCTCCGTCGTCGGTACGCCCGTCGCGGCCGAGAAGTCCAAGGACCTCTACGACATGACGTCGCTGTGGGGCACCGAACGCCTCACCGCCGGCATGCTGTCGCTGAAGACGCCGGAGACCGACACCTGGCACACGCTGGGCCTCGACAGCCTGTTCGGCGAGGATCCCGCCTACGAGGAAGACGTCGCCCTCGAGCGGCTGACGAACTACCTGTTCAAGATCAGGTCCAACCCGAAGTCGGGCTTCTGGAGCGCGCACCGAGCGGCGCTCAAGTCCATGTGCGCCTTCGGCGACGGGTGGATGCAGATCGAGCAGGTGGACGGCGCCGGTGCCCGGCTGCCCTACCGCTACGAGTACGCGCCCCTCGTCGAACTCTACCCGGCCGTCGGGCCTGACGGACAGCCCAACCGCATGTTCCGCGTCTACCGCTGGTCGGCGCTGCAGATCGCTACCAAGTGGGCGAACGCGCCAAACGCGCAGCTGCCGAAGAAGATCACCGACATGGCTAACGACCCGAAGCGCCGTCATGAGACGGTGCGGGTCATGCACGCTATCAAGCTGCGCGACGATGGCGACCGCAACCGCCTTGGCACGCGCGGTGCCAAGTTCCAGTCGCACTACGCCCTCCCCGACGACAGCCACCACATCGGCGAAGGTGGCTACTACGACTTCCCCTACGTGCGGTACGGCTGGTCGAACACCGGCACGCGGCCGTTCAGCGAGGGCCCGATCGCCTATGCGCTCGGAGAGGTTAAGTCGCTGCAGGAGATGGCCAAGAACGAGCTGATCGCCATCCAGTCGGTGATCCGCCCGGCCTATGCCACCGCTGGCAAGAACTTCACCCGGCTCAACCTGAACCCCGGCGCGACGAACCCGGGCCTCATCAACCCTGACGGCAAGCAGCTGTTCGCCGCCATGAACAGCGGCGTGCGGCCGGACTTCGCTCAGACGGTGCTCGAGGCGCGGCGCAACAGCGTCCGCGAGATGCTCTACCTGAACTTGTGGCAGATCATCCTGCAGGAGCGTGACGAGACCGCCACCCAGGCGCTTCTGCGCGCTCAGGAGAAAGGCGAACTGCTCGGCCCGGTCGGCATCTCGCTGAACGAAGGCCTGTCCATGATGGTCGATCGCGAGATCGGCATCCTCGGTCGCAAGGGTGCCTTCGACGAGGGCAGCCCGCTCGCCATGCCGGAGAGCCTGGTCAGCAAGCAGGTCTCGCCGGCCTTCAACTCGCCGCTCGACCGCCTGCGCCGTGTCAACGCCGTGGTCGGCATGCAGCGGCTGGTCGAGTTCGCGATGCCGCTCGAGCAGATGATGCCTGGCTCCGTCTCGGCGCGCCTCGACGTCGACGAGATGCTGGAAACCGCGCAGGACGTGCTCGGCGCGCCGGTCAAGGTGTTGCGCGATCGCGAGACGGCCCAGGCCGAGCGCGACAATAACACCAACGCCATGCAGACCGCTGCGGCCATGGAGACCATGCAGCGCGGCGGTGAGGCTGCCCGTGCGATGGGCGAGGGCGGCGCCGCGCTCGCCACCGGCGTCGAGGCCGCCGCCGGCAGCGGCGGGCTGCAGAGCATCCTGCAGAACGTGCCGCAGATCGCCCGTGCCGCGCAGCAGGGCATGCCGGGCGGCGCACGATGACCTTCAAGACCATAGCCGACGTGCTCGGCAAGGACGTGCCGCGTAACGGGTTGACCCGCGAGGCGCGCGTCGCCGAGGCCTACCGGGCGTTCCGTGATGGCGGTTGCAGCCGCGACGACGCCGACATCATCATCGCCGACCTCGCCATGCACAGCGGCTACTTCCACGTATCAGCGCGCGAGACCGCGCCGCATGAGCGCGCCTTCGACGACGGCGCGCGGTCAGTATTCGCGCGCATGATGTTCATGATGAACCTGCCGTGGGACCAGTTACAGGACCTCCAGCGGGCCTTGACGACAGTAACACCATTGTACACACAGGAGTGAAGATGACGATCGAAGATGGAACCAACGCACAGCAGATCGAACAGCCGGCAGCGGCTGTCACCGACGCGGCTGCGCAGCCGGTCACCCAGAACGACGGTCAGCAGGCAGCGGCGGATGAACGGTCTCAAGCCGCAGACCAGATGGACCTTTTCGCGGACCTTCCAGAAGACACCCGCGAGTGGCTCAAGAAGCGCGAGATCAGCGACCCGAAGGCCGCTGCCAAACTCGCACACGACCAAGCCAAACTGCTCGGGAACGCGATCCGCGTCCCCGGAAAGAATGCCACCGAGGAAGAGCGCGCCGAGTTTCTCAACAAGCTGGGGCGCCCGGCCGAGGCAAACGGTTACGAGTTCACGGTCCCCAAGGACCTGCCCGAAGAAGTTCCGTATGACGCCGAGCGCGCCACGGAGTTCAAGGGTGTGGCCCACAAGCTGGGGCTGACCAAGGAGCAGGCCGCAGGGCTGCACGACTGGTTCGCCACGCAGACCGTCAACGACTTCAAGTCGTATGGCGAGAAGCAGCAGGCGCAGACGGTTGAGCGGGCCAAGGCCGAGACCGAGAAGCTCGTCAAGCGGTGGGGTCCGATCGACGGCCAGACGGCCAGGACGAACCTCACCTACGCCGACAAGGCCATTACCCTTGCCGGTGGGCCCGAAGTCGTTGCAGAGCTGCAGCGCGCCGGGTTCATCGGAGCCAACAAGGAAATCCTGTCGGAACCGCTGGCAGTGATGTTTGCGAAGTTCGGCCAAGCCATTTTCAAGGAAGACGAAATCCTGAAGGGCGACGCCGACAAGCTGAACAATCCGTTCGCGGAGGGCAGCCTCAACGTCACCAAGCAGATGCAGCTGGTCAAACAGGACCGCGATGCAGCTATCAGCCTGATACACGCCGCCGGCAAGAAGCCGTCGGAGTTCGGGTTGAAGGTTTAAAGGACCATTACTATGGCCGACACCGTTCGCCTTTCCGACGTCTACGTACCGGACGTCTGGGACGCCTACATGTTCAAGAACACGACCTACAAGTCGGTGTTCTACGGCACTGGCGTCTTCCGCGCCGACCCCGACCTGGCTCGCAAGCTGGCCGGCGGCGGCATCATCTTCCAGGTTCCGTTCTGGAAGGACCTCGACGACACCGAGAGCGACGCCGCGTCTGACGACCCGGATAGCCACGCGGTGCCGGGCAAGATCGGCTCCGGCAAGGACCAGGCTCGCCGCATCATCCGCACCCGCGGCTGGTCGACGATGAACCTGGTGCAGGAGCTCGCCGACGCCGACCCGATGCAGCGCATCGGCAGCCGCGTCTCGGCTTACTGGGACCGTCAGTTCGACGCAGCTGCCATCAGCTCCGTCCGCGGCGTGTTCGCCGACAACATCGCCAACGATGCCGGCGACATGGTCGAGGACATCTCGATGGACACCGCCGGCACCCCGGCGTCGACCAACCTGTTCAGCGCCGAGGCGGCGATGGACGCGGCCCAGACGCTCGGCGACGCCAAGCGCGACCTGAAGCTGATCGTCATGCACTCCGTCGTCCACACCCGGCTGGCGAAGAACGACCTGATCACCTTCCGGCCGGACAGCGAAGGCAAGAACTGGCACGAGTATTACATGGACTGGCGCGTCGCCGTGTCCGACCAGGTGCCGGTGATCCAGGGCGCGAACCAGCTGCTCTACCACAACTACCTGTTCGGCGAGAACGCGATCGGCTGGGCCGAGAGCGCCGTGGCCAAGCCCTCCGAGATCGAGAGCGATCCGTCGGCGGGTGACGGCATGGGCATGGAGACGCTGTGGACCCGCCGGCAGTTCGCCGTGCATCCCTACGGCGTCAAGTGGACGGAGAACCAGGTCGCCGGGGAGTTCCCGACGAACGCCGAGCTCCGCCTCGCCGGCAACTGGGACCGGGTCTACCCGGAGCGCAAGCAAATCCCGATCGCGCTTCTGATCACCAACGGCTGACGCCGTTTGGGGGCGGCGCAAGCCGCCCCCGTAGTTGAAACAGTGCTGGGCAAGAACGCCCGGCGGTTCAAAGGACAAGAACGATGACCACCTATCGCGCTGTCCGTGATCTGGAGCGTCGCCCCGACACGGATTTCTTCCGGTACTTCAATGACTTCCTCACCTACACGGCGGGGGACTGGACGATCACCACGACCGAAGCCGGCACCGGCTCGGCCGCCGAGGCCCTCGCCACCAACCGTGTTGGCGGCTGGCTCACGGTGACCAACGACGACGCCGACAACGATCTGGACTTCTTCCAGCTCCTGCCGGCCGCCGGGCACTACACCTTCGTCGAAGGCAAGAAGCTGGCGTTCGCCGGCCGGTTCGAGCTCAGCGAGGCCACCCAGAGCGACTTCCATGCGGGCCTGATCGTCACCGACACCGACCCGGTGGGCGGCGTCGTGGACGGCATCTACGTCCGCAAGGACGACGGCGACACCCAGCTCGACCTCGTGGTCGTGAAGGACAGCGCCGCCACCACGCTCGCGAACTTCGGTACGATCGCTGACGACACGCCGTTCACCATCGAAATCTACTACGATGGGGGCGACAAGATCGCGGTCTACCTGAACGGTGTGAAGGCCGGTGGCGTGGCCACGACCAACGCGCCGGACGACGTCCAGCTGCGCCCGTCCTTCGGCCTGCAGAACGGCGCCGCTGGTGCCAAGGCTCTGCTCGTCGACTGGATCGACGCCTGGCAGGAGCGCTAAGGCGCGGCCTTCTGATATAGCGGGCGGCCCCCGGGCCGCTCGCTTCTCAGCTTCAACAGGAGGGCCAGATGGCCAACACCCAGCAGATCAAGACGGCCGAGAGCCGCAAGGCTGCGCGCAAGGCCGCCCAGGCCAAGGCCGTCGTCCAGGCCGACGCCGAGGCGCGCGTCCGCAAGGCCGACGTCCCGCCGAAGGCACCGGCCCCGCCAGCCATGACCAAGGCGCAGAAGCGTCTCGCCGACAAGGCCAAGGCGGAGGCCCAGGCCGAAAAGGACAGCGCGCTGCGCCCTGGGCCGAACGAGAGCGAGAGCGTGCCGCTCGACCCGAGCAAGCCGCTCACGATGCACCAGCTCAACGCCCGCGCGAAGTTCGTGAACCGGACCCAGCGCGACATGGCGCGAGACGCCGCCGCAGCCGCCGGCAAGGCGGCCTTCGACGTGCTCACCGAGCGCCGCAACAAGGGCAAGATGGTCGACCCCGTGTCGCGTCGCCAGACGGCGGCAATGGCCCAGGGTGAGATGGCCAGGATGCTCGCGCAGCAGAACGCCGCGCGCGAACAGGAAGTCCAGAAGTGAGCAGCGAGGCGCTGGCAGCCTACGTCGGGAACGAGCGCTCCAGAGCGCGCGGTCCCGCTTGGGTTCCTGCCGGCGCCCTCGCCGCCTGGGATTTCGCCAACGGCCGCTTCTGGCGCGCCGCCTACACCGAGGATGCCGGCACGGTCACGATAACGCTGCGCCCCTCGACGACGCCGCAGGACGTCACGATCACCGACACCAACGACGATGAGACCGTACTGACCGACCAGACTGGAACGGCCGAGCTGCCGGTCGAACTTGCCTCCCTGAAGACCGTCATCGCGCGGAGGGCCTGATGCCCACCTCCCACACCCGTCTGTCGATCTACAACCTCGCGATGGACGTCGTCGTGGAGGACGCGCTCATCTCGACGACTGAGAACAGCCCCTATGCGCGCTGGCTGAACCGCAACTACGAGCATACCGTCGAGGTAGCGCTGCGCGCGAACACCTGGAATTTCTCGCTGGAGTTCCACCGCCTCAACAAGGACGCGAGCTACACCTCCAGCAACCGCTGGAACTACCGCTATGCGTGGCCGAACAACGCCCTGCGTATGATCCCGCCGACCTATCTCGGCCGGCGCGCCTTCCTGCCGATACCGCATGAGGTGCGCGGCAGCTATGTCTACGCCAATCTGTCGGAGAACTTCGACACCGAGTGGGTGATGCGCAAGCTCGAGCCGGGCGAATGGGACCCTCTGTTCGCACAGGTCGTTGCCGCGTCGCTGGCCGAGGGTATGGCGCACCGCTTCACCCGCAAGACGTCATTCCTCGACCGGGCG